GATTGGATGCTGGTTCAGCTATTACTACCTCTGGTAATATTAGTGTTACTTTAGATTTATCTGAACTAACTGATATGACAGCAGATGTTAGTGGTGCTAATGATGAGCTTATTTTATTAGATAGTGGAGCTGAAAGAAGAAAAAGAATTGGAGAAATTAAGTTAAGTCAATTCAATAACGATAGCGGATTTACTTCTAATACTGGAGATATAACTGGAGTTACAGCTGGTAATGGTTTAACAGGTGGCGGTTCATCTGGGGGTGTTACACTTAACGTTGGTGCAGGTACTGCAATTGATGTTGCTGCAGATACTGTTTCGGTGGACTTATCAGAATTATCTACTTCAACCACAAACGGAGATGGAGATTATTTTGTAGTTGTTGATACAGCAAATGCTCAAAGAAAATTAACAAAAGGAAATATTAATATTTCAGGTTTTAATAATGACGCTGGTTATACAACAAACACTGGAGATATAACTGCAGTTACAGCTGGCACAAATTTAACTGGTGGTGGAACTTCTGGTTCAGTAACTTTAAACATGGCAACTGGTGGTATTGGTGCTGGTACTTACGGAAGTACAGCTAATGCAACTAAAATTGATACAATTACCGTTGATGCTTATGGTAGAGTTACAGCTGTTGCAACTGGAGCAACTGGAGACGGAGATATTACAGGCGTTACTGCGGGAACTGGTTTATCTGGTGGTGGAACTTCTGGTACACCTACTTTAAGTATTGATAGCACAGTAGTAACTACAACTGGAAGTCAAACATTAACAAATAAATCAATTGACGCTTCTCAACTTACTGGAACACTTCCAGCGATTAGTGGTGCTAACTTAACTAACTTGCCTGCGGGTGGAATAACTGATGTTGAAGATGCTGATGATTATGAAGAAGGTACTTGGTCACCAAAACACGCAACAAGTGGTGGAACTCCAAATCAAACTTATAATTATAATAATGGCTATTATGTTAAAGTTGGAAATGTAGTTACAATTACAGCGGATGTTCATATAGCCTCTGGTGAAGGTGGATATTGGGACCAAAGAGTAAGTAATTTTCCTTTTACTACTAAGAACTCTACTAATACTACTTCTATTGGTGTCTTCGGTTTTATACAAAACACTGGTGGTTCTAGTAAACCAATGATTTGGGAAGCTCCAGAAAACAGAACTTATGGAGATGTTAGAACGAATATTTTAGGTAATTGTCCTGCGGGTATGTTCACCTCAAATACAAAGTTTAAATACACAGCAACTTATTTAATAGAATAAAATATAACAATAAAGGAAATAAAAATATGTCAATAACTAAAACAACCGAAGTCGATAAAATCGAAATAGTCGGCCCATATAAAACTGTTCAAGTAAGACAGGCAATTATTATCAAAGAAAATGGTAATGAAATATCAAAAACATATCATAGATATTCTTTACCACCAAATGCAGACATATCTAATGAACCCTCTGATGTTCAAGGTATATGTAATGCTGTTTGGACGCAAAGTGTCAAAGATGCTTACAATAATATGTTAGCTGCTGAAGCTGCTGAAGCAGAAGCAAGATACTCACAAGGTAATTAATAAAAATTAAAATATATAGGCCTATTAATTTAGGCCTATATTAATTTTAAAGGATATTTAAATGGCTAATACATATTTAACAAGAACACCAGCATCAGATGGTAATAGAAAAACTTTTACTTTTAGTGGTTGGATTAAAAGAAGTAAATTAGGAGAGGCAGTTATTTATTCACAAGGTACAGGTAATAATAATTTTACTTTAGAGTTTACAAGTAATGATGAGCTTAATGTAAGAGAATATGAGGGATCTATTAAACTTGAATTAAAATCAAATGCAAAATTTAGAGATATTAATGCTTGGTATCATATTGTATTATCAGTAGATACAACACAAGCTATATCATCAGATAGAATAAAAGTTTATATTAATAATAATAAAATAACAAATTGGTCAATATCAACTTATCCAAGTTTAAATCACAATACATTTGTAAATGGTACATCAGAAGCTAGAATAGGTAGATATAGAGATGGTAATAGATATTTTGATGGATTAATGTCTCATTTACATCTTTCAGATGGTACAGCTTATAATGCAGATACATTTGGTGAAGAAGATTTAACAACTGAAATATGGAAAATTATAACTAATCCAACTGTAACTTATGGAACTAATGGATTTTTTATTTTAAAAGATAGTAATTCTCTTATTGATGAATCTGGTAATAATAATACATTTACTGTTGATGGTGGTACACTTACAAATACAGAATCATCTCCAAGTAATATTTTTGCTACAGGAAACTTTTTAATACCTTCTGATTTAGCTTATAGTAACGGTAATTGTACTATTGAAACTTTATTTCCGATTATTAATACTTGGGAATCAACAGGCTCAACAATAGCTGTTGCTAAAGGTAAATTTTATGCAGAATTTAAATATATTTCAGGAACTAATGTAATAATTGGTGTTGAAGATATGAAAAAAGTAAATGATTGGAAAAATGAATATATGGGGTATAGCTCAAATGGAAGAGGTTATAGAAAAGATGGAAAAAGTATTAATAATAATTTAGCATCTACTTTTGGTAATTCTTTTTCAACAGGTGATATAATTGGAGTAGCTTTAGATATGGATAATAAATTTGTTTATATGTCTAAAAATGGTGTATTTCAAAATAGCGGTGACCCTACTAGTGGATCATCAGGTACAGGTGGTTTATCATTATCTGGTACTGAATATGTTATTGGTGCATCAGTTTTTGATGCTAAAATATCAGCCAATTTTGGTAATGGCTTATTTGGAACTACCACAATAACTAGTGAAGGAACTAATGCAAGTGGTATTGGATTATTTGAATATGATGTTCCTACAGGCTATACAGCTCTTTCAACAAAAGGATTAAATTTATAATGGCTTATACAACTATAAATAAAGGGAAAGAACATTATCATGGAAAAACTTATACAGGTAATGGATCTACAAATAATATAAGTACATTAGATTTTGCTCCTGACTGTATATGGATAAGACGAACAAATAGTAATGCAAACTGGAGATTTTGTAATAAAATAACTGGCGTTAATAAATCACTAAAAATGAATAGCACTGTCCCAATAACAACAGATAGTGGTATAGTTAATTCATTTGATTCTAATGGTTTTACTTTATCAACTTCTAATAGTGAAGCTAACAGTAATGGTAGTAATTATTTATCTTTTAATTTTAAAGGTGGTGGATCAGGTTTAACTAATACTGATGGAACTATAACATCAACTACTTCAGCTAATACTACTTCTGGATTTAGTCTTGTTACTTATACAGGTAATGGTACACTAGGTGCTACTGTTGGACATGGATTAGGTTATGCTCCAGAAATGATAATAGTAAAAAGGTCAGATAATAATGGGGATTGGATAGTTAAACATAAAAATTTAGGTTCAAATAATGTTTTAAAATTAACTATACCTCAACAAGCAATTGGTCAATCAGATCAATTTAATAGTACTAATCCTAATGCTTCTGTTGTTACTTTAGGTACTAATAGTGAGACTAATGCTAATGAATCTGATTATGTAATGATGTGTTTTAGTAATATTACAGGTTATTGTAAAATTGATAGTTATAAAGGTAATGCTAATACAAATGGACCATTTGTTTATACAGGATTTAAACCAAAATTTATTATAATTAAAAATATACAATCTGCTGAAGCTTGGCAAATATTTGAACAAGCTGTTGATAGCGATAACCCACACACAAAAACATTAGGATTTGTTTATAATTTTGGGCTAGTTGATGGTGCTGATAACAGTATAGATTTATTATCTAATGGATTTAAAATAAGAACATCTGATGCTGAATTAAACGGAAGTAATTCAGATATGATGTATATTGCAATAGCGGATTACCCTATTGTAGGTACAAATGATGTACCGGGAATGGCAAGTTAATATGTGGTTTAGTGCTTTAAAATTAGGTTTAAATGCCGCCTCTCACATTTATAAAAAGCGGCAAGAAACCAAAATGGCTATGGCAGATGCACAACATATGCATGCTTCTAAAATGGCCAAGGGGGAAACAGAATATCAGGGGAAATTATTAGAGGCCAGACAATCGGATTGGAAAGACGAATTTGTTTTAATTATACTTTCAGCTCCAATTTTAATTTTGGCTTGGGCAGTGGTATCGGATGATCCAACTGCTATGGATAAAATAAAATTATTCTTTGATTATTTTAGTGAATTACCTAGTTGGTTTACTAATTTGTGGATCCTAGTTGTTGCCAGTATATATGGTATAAAAGGTACACAAATATTTAGAGGTGGTAAAAAATAAAATTTAAATTATAGGGTGGTATAAAAGCCACCCTGTAATCATTCAAAATATTTTTTGATCATTTCTAACTGATCATCATATTTAGATATTATTTGTAATTCTTTTTCTATAGTTTCTATAATATCAGGATGCTCAGCTATTCCTGCAGATTTTTGTAATAATAAAATTACATTTGCTTTATGTTTTTCAATATGCCCTTTAGCATGGGCCTTTAATGCTAATATTAATTGTTCCATCATTTTTATACCTTATACATTGTGTATTTAACAGTTAATTCCTCACCTTTTTTAATTAATCTATTCGTGATTAAATATGTTCTTTCTTCATAAATTAAATCTTCCTTTTCTTTTATACAATTTGGTTTATTACTATGATTAATAAATCCGCCTAATGGTGTTCTTATAACTTCTGAAAACTCAGTTATATAATGCATCATTCCTAAATTAGTATTTTTCTTTATATCTTTAGTAGCAAATAATCCTAAGCCTTCAATATCAGATTCTTTTATTGTTAATGTATTTGGTAATGGTTTATATTTCATATTTCCTTTATTTGTGAGCCTTTTAAACAGGTTGCTCAGCTGCTTCGGTTTACTAGTAGTGATGTAGGCCGAGAGAGGAAAAGCCTATTGCTCATCCACCTACCATTGTCTGTTAGCTGTTGCCTATAAGGTCTTACTTTCAGTTCTAACTTCTAACCGAAACTGGTTATAACACTTCTTTAAAAGCTAAATTACTTTCATTATAATTTAATCTTCCTGTGTCTACATTATAAATTGCTTGTCCACACATACCTGTATCACCACTAAATCTAGATTTTAATACAGCAAATTTAACTATATTTCTATCTTGTTTTTCAGCAGCCATCATGTTTCTAGCAAAACCTATAATGTCAAAACTTATTTGTTTTATACTTCCAGATCCCTTTATAGAATCTAGATTAGGCATAACACCTTCTTCAAATGACTTAGCATCTCCTGGACTTTTTCTTAAATGAGATATCAAAGTTAAATGAATATTATACCTTTTAACAATCTTTAATAAAGACGACATAACCTTGTCAACAGCTTCATTACCTGTTGCTCCATCAACACCTTCACTAACGGCAATTGTAATATGATCAAGAATTAAATAATTACAACCTAAAGCCGCTAAATATTCAATCCTATCCAATAAAGAACTATCAGCTACAGATCCTTGGTGGTCTAACAATATTAATCTTTCATCACCAAATACTTTTTCATAACCTTTTCTAGCTTCTTCATCACTAACATCACCTGGCATTCTAATATTTTTATTAATAGACATACCAATTAATTTAGTTGCTGTATCACCTATAGATTCTTCTAAAGATATTAAACCTATTTTATCTTCAGTTTTTTCTAATAAATTTAAAATAGTTTCTTTAACAACTGTTGATTTACCTGAACCTGTACCAGATGTAAATAAAGTAATTTCACCTAATCTCATTCCAAATAATTTATCATTTAAACCTTTTAAACAATCAGGATAAGCAATTGATTTAACTTCAGATCTTTCTTTAAATGCTTGCCATATTTTTTCACCAGTAATAAATGCATCAGGTTTATATACTTTAGCACTCCATACATCTTGTAAATATTCATCAACTAATCCTTTTGATAAAGCTTCATTAGCATCTTTATGAACACTATTTACAATATGTGCTTTACCAGGTTTAATAATATGTGCAACATCTTTTGCAGCCTCAATACCAAACTCATCATTATCAAATGCTATAAATACTTTTTCATATTTATTAACAAAATCTAAATTAGATGCAATATTTCTTCTGGCACTTTGTGCTCCATTAACAATTGATACCACATCAAATTGAGCCTTAGCCTTTGTAAGCATTTCTAATATTGATAAACAATCTACTTCACCTTCGGTAATAACTAGGTTTTTTCTTTTACCACTATTAACTTGATTAAACAATTCAGGTACTTCAGCTTTACCAACAACTCTAAAATCTTTGGTAGCAACTATTCTTTTCTTATACGCTTTAATTTTTTTGTTTACTGTTATGGGATAATAATGATTTGTAATATTTCTTTTATCATCATATTCTATTTTAACACCAGCATTATATAAAACCTTTTTGGATATACCTCTAAATGTATCTATTGGTAATTGTTGTATTTCATCCAAAGTTAATTGTGATTGTACTACATTAAATTCTACTTCTGTATCTTCTGTTCCAGCTGCTGTATTTTTTCTACAACTAAAACAATAAGCTGATCCATCAGAATATACCGCGTTGGCATCCGATGAACCACAACTTTCACAACTTGTGTGTTTTATAAACGATGTGTTTTTACCCATATAGTTCCTCTTCTGTTATTTTATATCTTTTTGTAGCCCATTTAACAAACTTTTTAATATCTTTACCATTGGCAGAAGTCATCATTAAATTTGCTATATTAGTTACAAATTCTACATTACCTTTTACATATCCTTTTCTTGGATTAATTCTATCCAATGTTGGACTTAATTTACCTAGTGTTAAATTAGCCACTTTCATTTTATAGCCAAGAATAGGACATATACAATTTTTAGGAAAAATACTTTCCAAATAATTTGATGATAAATTAAATGGTAAATTTTTAATCCTAGCACGTCTTTTAGAGGCTTTACAAGCTGTAACAGCTATACCTCTAATTGACTTATTATATTTTTTCTGATTGAACGCCATTTAAATAATTTCTCCAGTATTCTATTGACCATTGTGAATGATCTTTAAAGTCTTTAATAAGATATAACATTGTACCCATTACATTTAATCTTGATAAAAAATCTTCTGGATAATGTTTTTTATAAGCTTTAATAACAGCTTCAAACTGCTCATTTAAACTTTTATCTTTTAATATCTTATTTGCTTTAACTGGACCAACACCTTCAATACCAGGTATATTATCTACAGCGTCACCTGTTAATAATTGTTGATGAAAAAATTCTATTCCTTCAACTTTAGAAACAGCTGATAAATTATTGTGTAATAAATTATAAAATAAACCACCTATAGTTTTCCAATCTTTATCTAAAGTAATAAGCATATATAATTGTTTATTTTTAATATACTTAAATGCTTCAACAGAGGCAGTATCATCTGCTTCATAATTTGGAACCATAATAGGTTTATATTTTTTAGCAACATAATCTCTACATTCTAAATAATTATCAGGTTTATCTCTTCTTTTACCTTTATATTTTAAAAAGGTTTGTTCTATTTCTTTTCTAAAATTACCACCACCTGAAATATGCAAACTATATTCATCGCAAGCAGTATTCATTTTTACTTCTTCATATATTTCATCAAATGTTTTTCTTACATCTAAATTATCCTTTATGGCTTTATTACAAGCTCTGTATACCAATACATCACCATCAACAATACCAATTATCTTATTAGTGGGTTTCATACCAATTTTTCCCTTCTTTAGCATCTCCTGCCATTTCAATATTTAGCTCCAATTCTTTAGTAATAAAATCACCAAATGAATAAGATAATATTTCTTTAACCCTTTTTGTATTTTCTGGTTTAGTTTGAACTTGAACTTCATCATGAATTAAACCAAGCATATCAACATCTAATTTTTCTTCTTTAAACATTTTAAAAGCGTTAACAACAGCTGATTTAACTGTAATTGCTTCATATGCTTGTAATAAATAATTTAACAATTTAAATGAAGACTCAGCATATATTTTTCTTCCATCTAATGCTGGAATAAAACCCATACCATCTTTATTTTGTGTTGTATAAAAAAATTTATTTAATCTATTATTTAGTTCCTTTAATCCAGGAAAGGCAACATATAGTTTATTTTTAACTTCTTTACCCTTTTCTAGATCTTCAATTCCATTTACCATTTTACCTAATTTAGCAAAACCGGCACCAAAAATTGTAGCATATAATAGGCTCTTAGCTAATTGTCTGCTAACACCTACAATATCTGCTGTTCTTTGGTGTATATCACCATTTAAAACATGTTCATTTATATCTTTATTATTTAAATAATGACATAAAGCTCTAATTTGGTTACCTGCACTATCACAACCAACCATAATTTTACCATCATCAGCTGTAAATAATTCTCTCATTTCTTTTCCAAAAAATGAATTAACATTAGGTACATTTACTATTTTAGAATGTCTTTGTCTAAATGTTGGTGTTCCTACATTAAATGCTTCAACATAAACACGTCCATTATTTTCTTCAGCAAGTTCAATCCAACCTTTTAAAACTGAATGTCTTGATCTTAAACTATAATAATGTAATATTTCTTTTCCTAAATCACCTTGAATTGTATGTATACTATCTTCAGTTATTTTAGGCTCACCCTTTGGTGTAAATTGTGTAGGTTTCCAACCACTGTCCAATAACATACCCCTAACTTGTTCCATATTACCAAGATCAGCTTCAATCATTTCATATCTTTGAAATGTATCATTACTGTTCCATTTATGGGTATCATTAGGTTTAATTTCTTCACCTAAAAATTGAGATAACATTCTACATGTTACTGAACTAAAATTTCCATTTTGAAGATATTTAGCTGTTTTAGGCTCTTTATCAATCATAACTTTTCTTGGCTTTAAAGTTGGATTAACCTTATCTTCAATTTTTTTCATTTCAGAAGTTAAATATTCATAATGCTTTTTAGCTAATGGTAAATTAAACTTCCATTTATTTTTAACTTGTTCAGAACATAATTCAGCAATAGCATGTTCTGTTTGCAATGCTCTTTTATAAGTAGGCCTATTTGCTATTAATTCATGTGCTTCTTTAACTACATAATTATAAACTTTGTGGTTTAAATTAACATCTTGGATTGCATAAGTTTTCATTGCTTCTGAATATTTATCAAACTCTTTAAAATCACCTTTAGCATCACCAAGAATTTTACCAAAATTACCTAATGAATGCTTTCCATCTCTTCTATAATTATTCATTTGAGATAATAACATTGTATCTATAAATTTAATATTATCAGGTTTCCAATTTAATAATTTATGTAACACAACATTATCATATGCAATTATATTATGACCAATAATAACTTCACATTTATTTAAATATGGTATCAATTCATTTAACGGTTTGC